ACTCCAATCAGGCCAAGACCTACGGCAAGATGTTCGCCGTGACCCGTCAGGACATCATCAACGACGATCTTGGCGCGCTGACCTCGCTCCCGCAGCGGATCGGCCGCGGAGCGGCGCTCAAGATGAACAAGGTCTTCTGGGGCGCGTTCCTCGACAACGCCTCGTTCTTCACCGCCGGCAACGGCACGCTGAAGACGGGCGCTGGCACCGCGCTCGGCATCGACTCGCTCACGCAGGCGGAGCAGGCGTTCCTCGACCAGACCGATCCCGACGGCTCGCCGCTCGCGATCGCTCCGAGCATCCTGCTCGTGCCGACCGCGCTCAACGCGAAGGGCGCGCAGCTCATGTCGAGCCTCGAGCTCCGTCCGACCTCGTCCTCGAAGGATGTGGTCGGCAACCCGCACGCGGGCAAGTTCTCGGTGGTCTACTCGGCCTACCTGTCGAACGCGTCGCTCACGGGCAACAGCTCCACGGCGTGGTACCTGCTCGCCGACCCGAGCGTGCTCTCGACCATCGAGGTCGCGTTCCTCAACGGCGTGGAGGCTCCGACGGTGGAGACCGCGGACGCGGACTTCAACCTGCTCGGCATCCAGATGCGCGGCTTCCACGACTTCGGCGTGGCGAAGCAGGAGTACCGCGGCGGCGTGAAGATGGCCGGCGCCTGATGAGTGATCGAACGGCGGAGGGCGGGGCCGCACTTGTCGGCCCCGCCCCGAGCCTCAACCAAACGAACAAACGAAAGAGGGCAGAGAAATGGCAATCGCAGACAAGATTTCGGAAGGCAACTACATCGACCACACGCCGGGCGCGACTGTCGCGCAGGGCTCGGTCGTGGTTCAGGCTGACCTCGTGTGCGTCGCTGAGAACGCGATTCCCGCGAACACCCTGGGCGCGCTCTCGACGCGCGGCATCTACAACATCAACAAGCTCTCGACGGACGTGGTCGCGGCCGGCGCGATCCTCTACTGGGACGTGGCGAACAGCCGCGCGACGATCACCGCGTCGACGCACAAGCAGTTCGGCCGCGCGATCGCTGCCGCCGGCAACGGCACGACGAAGGTTCTCGCGATCCTGAATCCGTGAGGCTGAATCATGGGGAATCTGTTCGACAAGGGCAGCGCGCTCGTGGCATCGGCGATGCGCGCTGCCCTGTCGACGGACATCGTGTACATGCGCGGCTCGGACAGCGTCAGGATTCCCGCGACGGTGGGCCGCACGGTGTTCGAGGTGGAGGACTCTCACGGCGTGCTGCGCTGGGAGAGCCGGGATTTCTTGGTGAGCGCTTGCGACCTCGTTCTCGGTGCGCTGCCCGTGGTCCCTGCGAAGGGCGACCTGATCGAAGAGCGCTCGTGTGATGGGGCGGTTCGCACCTACGAGGTGACGGCGCCGGGTCGCGAGCAGGAATGGAAGTACGCGGACACGGCTCGGCTGATGATCCGCGTGCACACGAAGTTGAGGACGCAGACGGCATGACGGCTACGCCAGCACAGGTCGGTGATGCGGTGCTCGCTGCGGTGACGGGGCTCACGCTGTCGAGCGCGTACACGGCTGTCCGCTCGTTCTGGCCGGAGCGGAAGCCCGACGAGCTGCTGTCGCTGACGCTGACGGTGATGCCTCGCGCGATCGAGCGCCGCGCGGAGACTCGGGTCTCGGAGCGGATCGACTATTCGGTGGATGTGATGGTGCAGCGGAAGATCGACCAGACGGCGCGGAACGCGGAGATCGCGCTGCTGAGCGCGGACGTGGAGAAGGTGGCGGACGCGCTGTACGCGCTCCGCGCGGGAACGACGGGATTCGTGTGCGTGGGCGTGACCATCGACCCGATGGTTTCGCCCGTTCACATGCAGCAGCATGGCGTATTCACAGGGGTTGTCACCGCGCGGCTTCGCGCCGCCGGATGAACAGGAGGGATGAAAGATGCCTATTCGTGTTGGACTTGAAGGATCGCTGAGGCGAGGCACTGTTGGAACAGCGATTGCCACGCTGACCGCGGTCAACAACGTGAAGGACCTGACCCTCTCGATGGAGAAGGGCGAGGCCGACACCTCGACTCGCGCGGCCGGCGGCTGGCGCACCACGCTCGGCACGCTGAAGAGCGCGACGCTGGAGTTCAACATGAACTTCGACGTGACCGACGCGGACGTGGATGCGTTCCAAGTCGCATTCATGTCGAACACGATCATCGCGCTCGCGGTGCTCGACGCTGCGAGCGGCGAGGGCCTGATCGCGGATTGGACCGTGACGGGCTTCTCGATCGAGCAGCCGCTTGAGGACACGCAGACGGTGAGCGTGACCTGCAAGCCGGCGTACGTCTCGCGCAACCCGACTTGGCACACCCCCACCTGATAGGAGTCTGAACGATGCACGGATTCAAGGACTCGGCAGGTCGGTACTGGGCTGTCCGCGTGGATGTCGGAGCGGTGAAGCGGGTGCGGTCTGCGCTCGGCGTGGACCTCATGCAGGTCGCGGAGAAGAGAAACGCGGAGGGCGGGCGCGAGCCGGGGGTGCTGGAGCGGCTCGCGTCCGACCCCGTTCTCCTCGTGGACGTGATCTACGTCCTGTGCCGCGATCAGGCGAACGCGCTCGGCGTGAGCGACGAGGAGTTCGGCGCGGCGATGGCGGGCGACGCGCTCGACGGCGCGGTAAAGGCGATGCTCGGGGCGCTCGTGGATTTTTTCCCGAACCCTCGCGAGAGAGCCGCGCTCAAGAGGTTGCTGGAGGCGGCGGCGGTGGAGGCGGATCGGGCGCGCGACAGGATGGAGGCGCTCGTGGAGGAGAAGCTGGCGCCGACTGCTGGCGGTTCGTGGCCGAGTCGGCGGCCATCGTCGGACTGAGCCCCGACGATTGGACTCTGCGCGAGCTCGCGTGGATGCACGACGCGAAGGCGCGGAGCGAGTGGAACCACACGGCGTCGCTCATGTGCCTGATCGCGAATGCGCACGGCGGCGGCAAGGGGCGGACATTCAAGGTGGATGACTTCCACCCGTTCGCACGGAAGAGCAAGGCGCCGGAGATTCGGATCTCGGCGAAGGCGCTGAAGGGGATCTTCGGACTGTGAGGCGACGATGACCTGCGACGCGATCAACACCCGACTCGTCCCCGTGTGGAACGCCGCGATCAAGGCGGGCGCGGACTGGCGATTCTCGATCCGCTTCCGCGACGAGAGCGGCGCGCCGATCAACCTGACGGGCTGCGTGTTCCGCTGGGCGATGCGCCCCACATTCGACTCGGCGACGCTGACGGCGTCGATGTCGACCACTGACAGTCGGATCACGGTTGACGCGGTGAACGGTGTGGTTTCGTTCCACCTGCCAAAGTCGGTGACGGTTGGCCTCGCGGGTCGGTTCGTGCACGACTGCGAGATGGAGTGGCCGGGCGGCGTGGTGGATTCGCTGTGGGAAGGCGCCGTGACTGTTGGCCGCGAGGCCGCGCGGGGGACGATCCCATGAGCGCGACGAACACTGGCTGGCGGCTGATGCTCCTCGACGCGCCGCAGGTGAGCCTGTCGCTCGAGACGAGCCCGATCCTGATGGAGCTGGTTTCGCCGGGCCCGCAGGGCGCGAGCGGAGCGGGTGGCGGCGGCAACGTCAACGTCGTTTCAGGCGACGGCATCACCGTCACGGAGAGCCCTGCCGACACGTTCACAGTGCGGGCGAACTTCGGCAGCGCGGGCAACACCGTCTGCGAGGGAAACGACGCCAGGCTGTCCGACGCTCGCCCGCCTACGGCGCACGGCCATGTGATCGGCGACGTGTCGGGCTTGCAGACTGCGCTCGACGCGAAGGCCGCGGCTTCCCATTCTCACGCCATTGCAGACGTGACGGGGCTTCAGACGGCTCTGGACGGGAAGGCCGCGTCGAGCCACGCTCACGCCGTCGCGGACGTGACCGGGCTCCAGACGGCGCTCGATGGAAAGTCGAACGTCGGACATGGTCACGCGATCAGCGACGTGTCGGGTCTTCAGACTGCGCTCGACGGGAAGGCATCGACAAGCCACACGCACGTCGCCAATCAGATCAGCGATTCAACGGCTGTCGGTCGTTCGGTGCTGACGGCTGCGACGGCAGCGGCTGGCGCGACGGCGCTTGGGCTTGGCACGGGCGACACCCCGACGTTCACCGGCGTGGCGTTCCCCAACGGCGAGTCGATCACGAACGCCGTCAACGGGCGCATTGAGTTCAACCCGTCTCCGACCGGATCTACCGCATGGCGGCTCTATGCCGACATGACGTCCTTCAACGTGGGCGTTCGGCTCGGCGTCATCAACAGCGACACGAACATCGCGAATCCCACTGGCTCGTACATCGTGTTCGACACGACGGCGCAGATCTCGACCGACAAGAGCCTGTCGATTCACAGCAACGACTGGATGCAGCTGCGGGGAACGTCCACCGGGCTTGACACGGCTCAGCTGTCGGTCCTGGTCAACAACGCCGGCAGCAGCGGCGCCTTCGCCCTGGTCGACCTCGGCAGCCTCGGCACGGCCAACCGCAGCCCTACCACGGCCCACATCGACCCACACCTCTACGTCTACAGCGCTGACACCAACGAAGCCCTGGACTTCGTGCGCGTGTCGCACAACCGCACGGACGGCGTGATCGAGAGCGGGAACGGCGACCTGCGGCTCGTCGCTCCCGGCGAAGTCCGCTTCAACGGCAACCTGATGCAGAGCCGTCTCACGGTAGCGCAGTCCCGGCTTCTTGGCCGAGGCGCATCGTCGGGCTCCGGCCAGCCGCAGGAAATCACGATCGGGTCCGGTCTCTCGCTGACCGGAACGACTCTCTCCGCGACGGGCGGCGGCAGCGGCGGCGTGAGCAAGGCATTCGCAATCGCGATGGCGGTGGCACTATGAACAAGACTCTTGGAATCGACATCGCGGGTTCGTACGCCTTCACGCCGGGCGCGTCCAGCCTCGGAAGCGTCGGGTTCATCGGCATCGACCTGACGCTCGCGAACATCAAGCTTATCACGAACGTCACGCGTAACGAGATCATCTACAACTTCGCGGATTCCGCTGCGGGCGCCACGTCGTTCGGCTTGAACAACCTTGTGCTTGACTACGACACCTCGACGCACAGCGCGTCCGACGTGTTGCAGATCATCCTCGACGTTGATGCGCCGATGCCTGTCGATGTCGCTCCGCAGGGAACGCTCTCGAATCTGCTCGTTCGCGTCCTGCGGCTCCTGTCCTCGCCGCTTGGCTACGCGAAGGATCTTCAGCGTTACCGCAACACGGCCATCGTGGAGAGCGGGACCGTAACCACAGTCACCACGGTAACCACCTGTTCGACCGTGACCAACGTATCGCAGCTTGGCGGCCTGTCTGCGGACCGACTCATCAACAGCGCGAGCAGGAGCGCGTGGGCTGCGGCGCACCGCGCACGGATCACCTGAGAGGAAACAATGGCAAACACCTTCAAGAAGGTCATCGACCGTCAGATGTGGGACAGCACGACCCCAGCGCCGAACGCCCACGCGGCGGCGGCTGCGCTCGTCAGCGACCTGCGCTCCGACATCTCGCGCAATCCGTTCGTGTATCAGATCGCGTCTGCGTCGATCCTCAACCGATTCAACATCATCACGAAGGGCTGGCATTTCGTCGGCTCTCCGGGCATGGCGGCGCTTGCGGCGGGCGCGGCTGCGGTGTTCGCGCCGTCGTTCGCGGCGGTCGGCACGATCGCGGCTGGCGCGACCACGACGAGCATCCCACTCACGACGGCGCTTCCGGCCGCAGTCGGCGTCAACATGCTCGCCAACCGCGGCGGCTCGGGCGACTACGGCTTCAAGG